ACCGGAGCCTCTAATGCGTCAACTGATCGAAGCCATGGTTCGGGACATGTTGAACCCTTATCTCGAAAGAATCGAAGAGTTAAGCGAAGAAACCGAAGACTTAAGACGACGGCTACAAAGCATCATTAGACTGGGTTATGTTTGTGAGATTCATGAATCAAGCGCGTTAATTCGTGTGCAGCATGGGGCGCTTAAAACACCGTTCATTCGTTGGTTTGCCTATGCCGCTGGCGAGACTTCGGATTATCGTTGTCCATCAATAGGCGAACAGGCGGTATTACTCAACTATGGCGCGGGTAATAACGGTACACAAACCGTCGCGTTGATTGGATTGTTTAGCGATGCCTTTCCCGCACCAAGCCAAGACCCTGATGAAATCATTCGCTGTTATCCCGATGGTTCACTCGTTTCTTATCATGCGAAAAATCATGTTCTCAAAGTGGAAGTGAAAGGCGACGTGGTCATCAACGTGGATAAAACAGCCACAGTCAAAGCGGGTGGGGAAGTCACGGTCGATGGCAGCAATATTAAGCTAAATAAAGGCATTGGCGTCGTAACCGGTGCACACAAATGCATGATCACTGGCTTACCCCACGCGGACTGTTCATCCACCGTCACTGCTGGAAAATAAGCGCTGGTAAATAAACGCTGGAAAGTAAGGTATTCAACATGGCATTAAACCCTGAACAGCTCGCCAAAGACATAGAAGCCGCTATGCAAGCTAAGGGCTTTGATCCGCTGGCAAACAAAGCCGCAGGGCATGATTGGTGGTTGGCGTTTGCTGAAGGCATTGTGAACCACATCACCCAAAACGCAGAAGTGCCAGTAACAAGCGGTTCTTCTGCAGGTGCGTATAAAGTCACTTAATAACAAGAGAAGGTGACCTAAATGATTGGGATTGACCGTAAAACGGGCCGAAGAATAACAGGGTTCGACCAACTTGCCAGTCGCATTGTTCAAGTTATGACAACGCCAAAAGTAGGGCGAGCCAAACGCCCCACCTTTGGCAGTGATGTTCGTCAATACATGGGCGCGAACATGTCAGACAGCATGTTAATTCGCTTACAGTCCGCTGCCATTGCCGCCTTTTACGATCCAATTAATGGTCTAACCGATTTTGTACCTTCTCGTTGTGTGGCTAAGCGATTAACCGATGGACTCGCCCTGTATTTTGAAGGTAAGTGGAATGGACAGACGATTAAATTTGAGGTGCCGCTAGATGTTTCCCCATCAAAATCCACTGCCTAAACCAGAGATCATCACCACACCGAATTTCGATGATCTTTTTGAAACGGTAAAAAATAGCGTTCTAACGTATTTGTCAGACAATGCGCCAGATGACGTAGCTGCCGTAACAGAAACCTTTGAAAACGAAGCCGAGTTATTAACCAAATTCACGCAGGCTTTCACCGTCATATTACAAAGCCAGTTCAGGCAGATGAACGCCCAAGCACTTCAAATGTTTGGCATGTACGCCACAGACAACGACATGGTTGATCTAATCGCCAGTCAACTAGGCGTAGAGCGGCAAATATTGGACGAAGGCGACCCGAACGCCTTTCCCCCAGTGCCGCCAACGGTCGAAAGCAACGAGGCTTTGCTGACACGTTATTACCTAGCAGCCTATGCGTTAGCGACAACCGGCACACGATCCGGTTACCGATTCAATGCCATGACCTTAGGCGGACGTCCTAAAGTCACCGTGGAAAGCCCAACCCAAAGCAAAGTGGTTGTGACATATGAATTCGAACCGCACGAGATGGCAGGGCAAACCAAAGACGCCCAAGCGCGACGTGTTGCACCAGGGGAAGTGGACTGTTTCATTTTGGCTCATGCCAATAACGGTGTACCAGCCGACGCATTGATTGCAGCAACACAGCAATACATGCAGCGGGATGACATCGCCCAAGAGACCGATTTGCTCACCATCAAAGCGCCAACCATCAAGCCTTGGTCTTGTGACGCCGTGCTGTATATCCGAACGGGTCCCGATGCGGATGTGGTAAAGGCCGCTGCAGAAAAAGCCGTTCGAGAGTATGCGGAACAACAACACCGACTGGGCGGCAGTATCGAACTTTCTATGTTGTACAGCGTGCTACTGAAAACAACCGGCGCTCATCGAGGCGACATACTGCAACCCACTCAACCCTTGCGTTGCCAATACAACGAGGCACCTTACCTTGAGTCAGTCCAAATTACCGTCAACACTGAAAACCTATAGTGTTCTACCAGACAACCGCAGCCCACTAGAGCGAGCGTTAGAGCTTGCCCTAAGTGAAGCCCTTTATTCGATTGACCATCCATACCCTGAATTACTGGATGCACAGAAAACCCGAAAAGAGGCGATCGCAACACTCGGTATCGATCGGCAAGTCCCCGTATGGGATTCGACCGACACCGAACAAGTCAAAAGAAATCGATCAGAACAAGCATGGCGAAACAGACAGCTAAGCGGCACAAGAGCGGGGTTTGTTAAAGCGCTCGAGCAAATGGGCTTTGGTGCCGATGTTACGCCATGGTTTAAAAAGCGATCGGAACTTGATCCCTATTATTTTCAAATATGGGTGTATGCCTCAGATCGAGTATTGACCCCAGAAATCAACGCCCGCATAGATCAACTGCTCATTGAAATGAAGTCAGAGCGAGATTCCTACGTGATGAATCTCGCCCGTGAATCGATTGCCTCGCCACGCATTGGCGTGGCCGCCGAGATTGGTATCACCATGACATCACAGCCATTTGTTCCAGCAGGCAGTGAGGCAAATGCATTAACCCATACGGGCATTGCCCAACATCTACGAATCATTACCACATCGGAGCCAGCAAGAAATGAGCGACTTTAGAACCTATGTCACGCAAACAGGCTTTGGTCTTGAACGTGATGCAAAATTTAACAACACCCAAGTGGATTTGGCCGTTTTAGTCGTGGGTGACGGTGTTTTACCAGACTTAGCCTCGCCTGCTGAAAGAACCGACCTAATACATCAAGTTCGCGAATATGCGATAACCGTCGAAAAGGATGAAAAAGATCCAAACGTATGGGTCGCACGAGCAGAAATTCCAGCCAGTGATGGCGGCTTTTTTATCAAGGAAGCAGGCATTAAAACGACAACTGGCGAGCTTTATTCTTATGCGCGACAAGCAGGGGATTACAAACCGCTGCTAGAAGAAGGACAAGGCAAAAGCTACACAATTCGATTAAAGTTCGTGCCCGGTAACGCGGATGCTATTCAAATTAAAATTGACCCATCTGTGCAATTTGTTACACCGACGGATTTGGGGAATGCGGTAAAAGAGCATTTGGAGGAAGACGATCCGCATTCGCAGTATGCGACCGTTCATGATATTACGGGTTTAAAGAATTATGCAGATGCTCGTTTCGCTAGAATGAATATGATGTCAGTTTCAGGTACGGCGGATGAAATTGTGCTGACAAGTGAAGTTGGCGTTCCGCCTGTTACTTCCTTGAGGGATTTCGACGAGTTTACGTTTATCGTCAGTGCAACAAATACCGCTTCCGTTGTAACTATAAAAATGAATCCGTCGTGGAATGCTGGGGTGTTGGTGGGAGTAGTGGCACCGTCTCAGATTTTTAAAACTGCGTTGCTTACTGTTCGGCATATCGGCGGAGTTTTTTATATTGTCAGCCAAACAAACCCGAAAACAGGAAATAACGTCCTAGATATTGCAAAGCTGTACACAGATACCGTTGATATATCTCGATCAGGCGAGTACGCATTAGATGGTGCATCGTACAGTCGTGCAGCTCACCCAATCGCATTTTCAATAATCAGCGCATCCAGCAACTACATGGACCAAGCTACTAAAGACGCTAACCCTATCGATTATGGTGGTTACTATGGCTCGGGCGATGGTAGTACCACGTTCACGTTGCCGATGGTTGGCGGTGAATTTATACGAATGTTCGACGATGGTCGAGGTGTTGATAATGGTCGCGCGTTCGGTAGTTATAAAATACCTTCACATATACAAGTTGATGATGATGGCCTTGACGTTATTGGTGCTATTTCTCAATCTCAAAATAATATAGGAGGGCATGGTCTAGAGGAATCGCAGGTAGCATTAACTAATCTTCATTATAACTCTGCGACTACCACTGATACGATGGTCGATGGATTTTATTTTCTTAAATCTGTTAGGCCTCGATCCATTGCTTACTTCGGCAAAACAAGACTTTAGGGGTCATTAAAATGAAATTGAATACATTCAAGCTAGGCTCAAAGTTTCAAGTATTGATAGGTATGACCAGTGCCAGAAAAGATCCAGTTACGGACGAATATCCGATACCGGCATATGCTACTACGGTTCCAGCGCTAGAAGCCAAAGATGGTTACCAACAGCACTTTAAAAACAACGCTTGGCATTACATAGTCGACAACATCGGCACCGAATACTGGCTTGCCGATGGTTCAAAACACACGATCACAGAACTTGGCGAAGCGCTCCCCGAGGGCGCTTTACTCGAGGAACCACCCAAACCAGAACCCACCTTTGAAGAACACCTAGCCTCAACCATCGCCCAGCGCGAAGTGGCGTACAAAACCGAATCCGATCCGCTCTACATGGAATGGCAATACGATGACACAGCCGAAGCAAAGCAGAAGTGGCGCGATAAAGTCGCCGAGATTAAAGAGCGCTATCCCTTACCAACAGAGTAACGAATCAACTTAATAAACAAACAGCCGCATCAGCGGTTTTTTTACGTCTGGAGAAAGCCCATGGCCACGAAACAGCCGCCTAATCCTCGGCAAAAATACACCGTACTCTCGCCTTACCAGTGCCCAAATCACAAGCATTGGCACGAAAAAGACGACACGGTCGAGCTGCTTCCGTGCGAAGCGGATTTCCTAATCCTCAGTGGCAAAGTCGCCCTTGCGATAACCACCGCTAAATCAAAAGGAGAGGCGTAATGCCAGAAATTGCATCCTTTGTTCACAACGGCATGAGTGTCGAAACCCACTCCGCGCCGCCACCAATGGGGCCGTTGGGCAGCGTTGTTTTGGGCGTGGTTGGCACCGCGCCAGACGCCGACCCACTGTGGCCGAAAAACAGCCCAATCCGCATTGCCAACATGGGCGCAGTTGCCAAGCTAGACATGGCAGGCACCGAACGCGGAACGCTTTACCGCACTTGTTACGAATTGCTACGCATCGTTTCCGTGCCTATGTATGTGGTTATCGTGGAAGAGGGCACAGACGCCGCCGACACAACAAACAAGGTAATAGGCAAGGTTGATCCCGCCACAGGCCAGCGAACCGGCATCGAAGCCTTAGGCGATTGCCAAGAAGTCCCCACCCACATCGCCGCACCGGGCTTCAATACCAAACCCGTGGCCGATGCACTCGCCGCCATGGGCAAACGCCTCTACGCGATCCCCGTTGGCGATGGTCCAAACACCAACGACAACGCCGCGATCGCCTATTCAGAATCCCTCGGTGGCGAAGGCACAGGCTACGACGCATTCTATCTGGTCGATCCGTTCGTCTCGGTCTACAGCCAAGCGGCCAAAGGCAACGTCTACTTTTCTGGCGCGGCCATTGCCTTGTCTTGCTTTGCGCGAGTCAAAGCATGGGAAAGCCCAGCGAAAGGCGGCATGGGCGCCTTAATCCAAGGCACAGCACGAACCATCGACTACAACATCATGGACAAAGCCACCAATGGCGACCTGATGAACCGCTTCGGCGTCTCGTACTTTGCGCGCACCTCCATGGGTGGCTTTTCGCTCATTGGCAACCGTTGCGTCATGGGTCGATTCGTCTCACAAGTCGGTTTGGAATACGCCATCATCCGCAAACTGGCGAAAACCGCCCAGCGCGCCATGGCACGAAACCTCAGCGAATCCTTCATGAACCAAGAGATTGAAAAGCTCAACTTCTGGCTCAAATCCCTACA